CATTTTCTTAGAAAAGTAAAATAATATTACTAGATACCGGAAATTCGGACTCGTCTGTAATAATTATTGGTTCCTCTTGTCAATGCATTACTTGAATCGGTAAATGGGTTAGCAAGCATTCCGTAACGGGTTTTAAATCCGATTTTTGGTTGGAATGTATTTTCACCAACTGCTTTTACCATTTGTAGTGGTACGTATGGACAATAGAAAATACCAGCATCATAAGGACTAGTACCTTTATATCCTACGGTAGCATAGTTTGCAGTAGCACCAGCATCATAATTGCCTGCTATTGGAGCCTGAGCAGCTTCAGTTCCGTCGCCACCTGAGAAATATGGATCGACATAAACTTTAAACTGACCATTTAGAGTACCAACAAATGTGTTACCTACTATACCATTACTATCTAATAGAGCACCATTACCTAAGTTATGGTTAGCATCTAGCAAACCTGTTACTGATAGGGCGGCAACTGTATTAGGGGAAGCAATAATAATATTACCACGTCCACGGCGAGTGTTAGTGGCGATTTCATTAGCTTCTTTTTCTAATTGGAAAATCAAACCTTTATACTTCTCAACTGACCAACGACCGTCACCATCTGAAGTAGCCCATGTACCAGGATTTGCAGTACCAGAAGCACCACCCTGAGCAGCCACGTTTACAGTATGAACGACTTCTCGGTTGATTTCAGCAAGAATTTCAGTTGACAGGATATTTGCCAATTCTTGCTCGGCATCCAGACCATGAATTGCTTTCAGGTCTTGTGCCAATTCAGTTGTGTATTCGGCCTTTAGGGCACGACTTTTAGCAGTAACAGAAGTTTTGTCAATCTGGAAAGTCATCTGACGGAAATGATCTCCGGCAGCACCACCAAGTGCTTCTGCTTTAGCAGTAGTCATACCACCAGCGGCGGCATATTGAGTCATGAACGGATCACTAGATCCAGTTGCTAATGCTTCGGCGGCTTCAGGACTGCTACCTGCTTCACTATCACCAGTACCACCAACATCATCACCATCATCACTACCAGAATGACCGGAAATTGGTTCATTAAATAGTGCTTCTGGACCAGTTACTGAGGCGCCAGCAAGGTTTGTACCAACATAGTTGGACTTCAGATAAAATACTAGTCCTGTAGGACCTGACATTGGTTGTACACCAACAATATCATAAGCAATTAAGTTTGGAGCCGCACGACGGATCAAACTAATCAATACTGGGTCATATCCTCTACGACCGGCAGCACCAGCAGTAGTAAATCCATCAGCACCCAGACTTGTTGATGGTGTAACTTCGGTTAATAATCCTGTTCCGCTTCCTTCGGCAACTGCTTGTTCTTCAGCAATAGCACGTTCTTGGTTTTCCAAGAGGATAGCAGTAACAGCACGCCGATAGGAATCCTTAATTTCTGGCATTGAACCATGGTTCAGTACCGGTTCCCATTTTTCTTGCAATTGTTGCGAATTAGGCATTACTTGCATCGTCTTAATCTCCCCTTTATTAGTTATTTAGAATATCTTCCAAGTGCCGTAGCATATGCCGACATAATTGGATCTGACGTTCCATATGTACTATCATCCGTTTCTTCAGTTAATAATCCTGATTCTTTTTCTTCGGATGATTTATTAAAATAATTTTCTTTGATGGTTTCTAATTTCTGGGTATAATCTTCAATATCACCAGAATAAGATACTGATTCCACTAATGTCTTGAGTTTCTCAACATCAGTATCAACCATACCATCACTTACTGTTAAGAAAATATCATCTCTCAGATATTTTTCATTTTCTTCTTTTAATTCAACATTTGTTTGAATTTGCTGGTCTAAGGTTTTCTGTAATTCTTCGGTTTTTTCAGTTAATTCACCAAAAACATCAACCTTTTCTTCTGGAATATCAACATAAGAGGACTCAAAAAGTGCCTTAAGGCCACTTAAGAAATTCTCTGTAACTTCAGTTTTAATTCCACTTTCAACAGCAATTTTATTATCTTCCAACCATTCTTCTACAATGTAATCTAAGTAGGAATCTAATTTAGAAGTAATTTCCTCTTGAACTTCATTCAAAGCATCTACACTTTCCTCAAGCATTTCTTCGTGTTGTAGAAGTAAATTGATTTTCAATTCTTCTTCAACTCTTTTATTTACAGCACTTTCAAAAATTGTACTTGCTTTAGTTTTAAATTCTTCAGAAAATTCCTCACCTGATAAAAGAGCATTAACATCTTCAGTTGGATTATATTCGTTATATAATCTAGCAACACGTTGTTGTTTAACACTTTTATTTTTATCAACACGCATTGATCCAGAAGCAATTTTTTTGTTTCTCTTTTTCTGCTTAACTAGATATTTTTTTCCTCCGGCAGTACGCAAATACTTAACTCGATCTTTTCGGTCCTGAATTCTAGTACCCAAGGCCTTTTTTCTCAATGCTTCTTCTTCAATTTCAAAAGAACTGTATAATTCAGCAACCTTTTGCTTTTGAATGAGGAGACGTTTTTCGCTGATTGTTCCTTCGTTAGACGGCTTCTTTCTGACCTGAAGTCTTTTCCCCAGAGAAGTTTTATATAATTCCTGAAGATCAGTCTCGCCTTCTGGTAAATCCTCTTTGGTTAATTTTACTTCAGCTAATAAGTCTTCTGGAATATCGGCAAAGAATTCATCTGGTAATGACTCAAGGTCCTCATCCGACCATTCTTGTAGAATGGCTTGAAATTCTTCAGATGTTAGAGAATCTGGTGAAGTATCTTCCTCTTGGGATTCTTCTGTAGTTTCTGGAACTTCAGTTTCTTCCTTTTCGGAAATTATATTACCTTCATCATCAAAATAATCCAAGATGAACTTATCGTCCTTTTCTTGGTTATCTTCTGATTCTACTAAATCTTCAAAATCTTTTTCTAATGCTTCCATGTGTTTCTCCTTTATGGATTGTGAAGATTATTTTTATGTAATAGTATTTATAAAAATGAATATTTATAAACTATTTATAAATTTTTCAAATGCTACAATAGAAACCTCTTTACGATCCGTACGAGAAGAATTTTCTATGTCTTGCTTAATTTCTGAGATATGTTTTTCGTGTAAAATGCCGTTATCCCATACCCACTCTTTCCCTTCCATGATACCATTAACAAATGCATTAGGTGCAGATGGATCAGCAACAATATCAGCAGCGGTTGCTAGATAAAAGTCATCCTTTACTAATTTAGTTCCATCCTTCTGTTCTTCTACAGTTCCCATTCCCCTAGAAGAAACCCCTAATTTAGCACCTTCACTTAATATACCCTTAACAATTTTTCCATATGGTGTTTCTTGAAGAATTTTTGCTTTTCCTACCCAATCATTACCACTCTCTTTTAATTCTGTGATAATATGTGAGACACGATCTAAATTTATACTTGGACCGTCTGGATGTCCTAATTCACCAAAAGCACGTTTTCCTTGAATATATTGTTCATTATAACGAGAAACTTCCCTTCCTAACAACTCTTTTGGATACACTCTTCCATTGCGATTTTTCAGTTCGGATTGGAGAAAAATACCTTCAATAAATAAAGATTTTTTACCGCCATCTTCCTCTGATTCAACAATGGATAAATCCTCATTTATTTCAGTTATCAGTTTCATCTGATTTCTCCTTGTTTTTATTAAATGCTTTGTCAGCAACTTCTGGTTTTATTACTTCAATTGCATCCTTCACTCGGATTTTTAATTCCTTGCTAAGAATTTCAGTAGCATTACTAGGTTTATCATCAATCAGTGCATTTATAATAGCATCTGCATTACTCATTCATTTCCTCCTCAATTTCAAAATTAT